TATTCTATTATCAAGGATATTGGAAAAAGCTGGTGTAAGGGTTAGAATATTTGCTTATTGGTCAAATAGAGATTACAATAAAGACAGAGATTTTAACACTATGTTTATGTTAAAAAACTATGGAGAAACTATTGATTTAAACAAGATTGCAGTATTTTCTTCGGATACACGTTTTTATAGATATTGGTTAGCAAACTCAACTGTTGGTTGGTATAAATTTATGTGTGGAGATTCTAAAAGTGGTTTTGACACAACTGGTACGCTTGACCCAACAACGTTTATGAGAGATATTTTACCAATGGTTAGAAACTATGTAAGCTATAAAATCAATGTAGGAGAATTTCCATCGCAAGTTGTAAATAAAAAATTGATGTTATTTGCAAATATGGATGTTGATGCTAGTGACAAAATAGAAACTCCAGAAATTGAGAAAAAAGTAATTGAAAAGTTTTATTCTATTTTAGATTATATTCAAATGCAATTATCCAATACTCCAAGAAAGGTGTTGCAAGACATTATTAAAAGAGAAAAGGATAATGGAAAATCAGAATACGAAATTAAGAGTTATATTAGAAGCGCAATTACCAATGTATTGTCGCCAACCAAAGAATTTCAAAAACAAACTCCAGCAGAATTGAAAAAGATGTTGGATAGCGGAAGTTTGACTAAAAAGGAATACGAAGAAAAATTAAGAGTGGAGATTATGTTAGACACACCGAAATATGCAGATGATATAATCGAGGAGAGAGAAAAATTATTAAATATATTAAATACTTTAATACTATAAAAAATGAATTTAGATAGAATTAGTATAAAAATGGGTGGTGCAAATACATCGTATATGTCTTTAGCTAAAATTTCTGATTTTAGTAAGTTATATACAACTATCTTATTTATAGAAAAATCAAGTCCTCAAAAAATAAATACTGGAGATAGTATTCAAGCGTTTAATTTTAAAAATATTGAACAATTTAAAGGATTAAGACCATTTAATGCTTATACGCAAGAACAATTGCTTTTTTTGTATAATCAATATGGTTCAGATTTTCTATATCAAACAAAGCTTCATTCTGGGGATTTAGTTAGGTATAATGGATTGAAGTATGTAGTATTAGGTATTGTGGTAAACACATACGCACAATGGAATATGCCAACACCTTTGTTGTTTAATCCAACTAACGTAAATAACGATTACAAATCTTTATACGGAAGCAGATTAACCGAAGAACAAATTAACAATAAAATCAATGATAATTTCCAAGCTGGAAAATATGATGCTGATATGGTTATTCCTTTGGTAGATGCAAATGATTTTTCAGAATACATAACTGTAATAGAGCCAAGACCAACAAAGGAAGAAGTAGAATTAATGTTTGATTCAGTTAAAGCAGAAAAAGACCTTACAATTAAATCTCAAAAGGATGTTTTTATTGATACTATGTTGCGTTTGAGAGGTAATGAAATAAATAAAATCAAAGAGGTTAATGAAGATTTATTTAAAGGTGTTCAAACTTTGTTATTGTCGGTAAATAAAGCGGTAAACGAGCAAATAGAAATGCTACCAGAACCAGCAATTGAAAAACCAGCAAGAAAATCAAGAGAGAAAAAAGTTGTTGAAGAAGTAGAGCCAGTTTTAAAAATAGATTCAGATGATTTGCCAGATTTTATTGGCAAAGATTTGATGGTAAAAGATTATCCAGAGCAAGTCAAAAAGCTAATTGAATTTAGAAGTATCCAACAAGAAGGTTCTGCTTATATTTTAGACGACACAATAGTATTTGCATTTGATTGGGATAAAACACAAGAAGGTGCTCGCTTTTGGTCTGATATAAATGGCAATGGAGATTTAAGAGGTTTTAAAGAAAAGTATGGTAACAAAGGAGAAAAGGTTGATGAATTAATTGCAAAAGAAGAAATAGATTCAGATGAATTGCCAGATTTTATTAATAAACGAATAGACTTAAAAAGATTACCAGAACCAGTTAAAAAGTTAGCGTTATTTAGACAAGAAGAACAAGATAGACCTTTTAATGAAAATGTTCCTTTATTTAATGCTTTTGGATGGAGTGAAACACCAGAAGGAGAAGATTTTTGGGAATTGATTAATACTTTAGGTGATTTACGAGGTTTTAAAGAAAAGTATGGTAACAAAGGAGAAAAGGTTGATGAATTAATTGAAAAAGAAAAAGTAAAGCCAGTAGTTAAAACGCAAGAAGTAAAAGCAGTAGAGTTAATCCTTTACCCACCTAGCGGAGGAGTTTTAAATGTTAAAACAGAAAGCTTATATGAATTATTTGAGATTAGTAGATTTGTTTTAAGTAAATTTAAAACAAAAAGGCGAAAGTTAAATTTTAGTGTAATAACTGATTCTGCAAGTCATACAACAGAAATTTATTTTAGCGGTGATGATTCCGCAGACAAACTTTTAAGTTTATTAGTTGAAAAGTATGATACTTTTGTAACACCAAAGTTAAATTGGAAAAATTTTGATGAAAGACAAGCCGATATTGATAGGATAAAATTAAACGAAGAAATTATAAATGATTCTTTTAAACCAGAACCAAAACCAGTTGAAGTGGAGAAACCAAAACCAGTAGTGGTAGAGAAACCAAAACCAGTAGTGGTTGAAAAGCCAAAACCAGTTAAAGTTGAAAAACCTAAACCAGTTCCAATTCAAAAACCAAAACCAATAGTGCGTGAGAAACCAAGACCAGTTCCAGTTGAAAAACCAAAACCAGTTAAGGTAGAAAAACCAAAACCAGTTAAAGTAACAAAACCAAAAGTGGAAGATGACCTTTCCTTTTTAGATGATTTAGATAATATATTTTAAAACAACGATTATGACTATTAAACAAAAATTCAGTTCAATTGACCAAAGCAAATTAACTGCCGACCAAAAATCATTTTTAGATAAAATTAAAAATGTAACAAAAAACTTTTCTGATGCTGAAATGAATAAAAAGGTAGAACAACCTTTAGATAACTTTATTGCAAAAGCAAAAGAAAAAATGCCAGAAGCGGTTAAGTCTGCTCCAGTAAAAAGTACTTCAAAAGCAAAATCAAGTCAAACCAAAAAACCAAAACGTACTGCAATGTCGTTGGCTAAAGAAATTCGTAAAGAAGGCGAAAGCTGGAATGAAGCAAGAGCAAGAGCAAGTAAAATGATGAAAGAGGATAGTAAGGATTTAAGCAAAACTGTTGAAACCGAACTTGACAAATTAAGCAAACTTGTAAAAAGCGCAAAAACAAGAGGTAAACTTGCTGGTATTTCTGGTACTGATATTAAAAGAGATGCAGTAAGAAAAGCAAAACCAAGAGGTGCAAGAAGGGTAACTCACTCTGGGGAAACTTCTAATCAATATGGAACGTTTAATAACAAAGTAGGTAGAAAATATTACGAGAGTAGAGATAGACACTCTGATAGACTTGCGCCAAACTATCCAAAAAATGCTCCTTTGTTAGAAAACGGTGCTTATTTGACCGACCCTACTTTTGGAAACTTTCAAAATCAAGTTTTTGCCGAAGGTGGAGATATTGATGCCTTTACTTTAAGAATGGTAAAAAGTAATGGTGTTCAACCAGCGGAAATGTTAAAAGAAGATGCAAATGTAAAATATGCTAGAGGTGGATTTTTTGGAACTAGCAGACCAAAGTCGGCTTTAATGAGAGATAGGAAAAATGTCAATCATTCAGAAGATTATGAAGTGCGTTATTCTAAACCAAGACCAAGCAGAACTGGTTACAGTGGAAACAGAAGATTTGCTGGTGGGGGTAGAGTAGAATCTTTAACTAAAGAATTACATAGACTTAAAAGAGAGCTAGATAGTAGTCGATTACAAACTTATAGATTAGGAGATGTTTCGCAAGAAGCTATTGATAGAAAAAAAGAAAGAGAAGTAAAACTTGCTCGTTTTAACGAAGTGTTAAAAGAATTAAGAGAAACGGATGAAAAATTTGCATTAGGCGGAACTGTTGTTACTGATTTAGCTGGTCATACTGGAGGTGGAACTGGAGGTTTAAATGCTGGTATGCCTTTAAATGGTTTTAGCAATACTTCTTATACTGGATTAGTTGGAGAAACTGGTGCAATGTCAAGTGGAGAAATGTTTATGAATGGTGGTGGACTTCCAGAATTTTCACAACAATATTATATTGTTACAGAAGCATTAGGAAACCCAGCTCAACATTTTAACAAAGGCGGTTCGATAACAAACGAAAGAAAACACGTTAATCACAATGAAGATTACGAAGTGCGTTACGCTAAACCAAGACCACATAGAAAAGGTTACAAAGGAGTAAGAGGGTTTAACAAAGGCGGTTCAGTAACTAACGAAAGAAAACACGTTAACCACGATGAAGATTACGAAGTAAGATACTCTAAACCAAGACCAAGTAGAAAAGGATATAAAGGAGCAAGAAAATTTATGGCTGGAGGAAGTATGGAAACACCAAGAATTTACGTTGCTGATTTGGAAGCCTACAATAGCGGAAGATTAGTTGGAGAGTGGTTAGATTTAGCAGATTACGACAATGCTGATGAATTAATGGATGCAATTCAAGATGTACTTAAAAAATCTGGTGGAGAGGAATATGCTATACACGATGTAGAATATGTACCAAGAAGTATGTATTCAGAATATATGGGTCAAAGAGATTTTGAAGAATTGTACAAAATGATGGATTTGGCAAAAGAAAATGATTTACCATTAGAGGTAGTTCAAGATGTAGTTAGTCAATATGATGAAATGTCAGTTAGAGAATTTGTTGGAAAATACGATAGTGCAGTTGATTTTGCACAAGAATTAGTAGATGATTTGGGTGGTATTCAAAACTTTAATGATTTTCAATATTATTTAGATATTTCTGAAACTGATAGAAGATTGTTATCACAAGAAATGGCTGATAGCTATGCAGAAGATATTAGAGATGAAGATGGTGGCAATAGACTTATTGAAGAAGCTGGTTTAAATTTAGACGAGTACGAAAATGCAGATGAAAAAGAAAAAGATGAATTGCTTGATTTAGCTCAAAGTATGGTTTCTGATGAATATTACGATACGTGGTATGAAGGATTAAACGACCCTTATTACTTTTTAGTAGAAGAACAAGGAATGTATAGTGCAGAAGATTTTGCAAACGCAAATTTCATAAGAGTTGATTATGAAAAATTAGCGGATGCTTTAGACCAAGATTATACAATCATTGAGTATGATGGAGATGTTTATGTGTTTAACATTAGATAATTAGAGATATGAAAGATATTAAAAAGAGTGCTAGTTTAAAAAGCAAGGTAAGGGGTAAAGAAACACAATTTAAAATTGATTTAGATTATAGTCCAGAATACGATAGCTTCAATATTAAGGTAAAAAAGGGAGAAGGGTTTATGTCTTATACAGATGCCCTTCAAGGTTTGCCTTTAGATGTTGTTCAGAATATTAATGAAATGCTTGAAGAAATTTTGATTAAGGCTGGTTCTGAAACTGAAATGAAAGAATACGATAATGATTACGCTGATATAGGACAATTCTCTTTGCCAGATAGTGAGTGGAAAAAGACCGAAAAAGAATATATTGAGTTAGGTAAGAAAATTGTTAAAACTAAATTTAACGGAGATATAGGTAAAGCGTATGATTCTGTTGTACGCAATAAACGTGAATTTGGTGGAGATTTTCAAGCTGGAGTTTATGCTAGTGGTGGTGCGTTAGTAGGAAATCAAAAGCGTATTGATTTAAACAAAAACGGAAAAATTGATGCAGAGGACTTTAAACTTTTGCGTTCAAGTATGAATGGTGCGTGGAGAAACGACCACAAGCACGTTAATCATAATGAAGATTATGAAGTGCGTTATGCTAAACCAAAACCACATAGAAAAGGCTATAAAGGAGCAAGAAAATTTGGAGAAGGTGGTGGAATATCAAACTTTGAAAGATTGTCAAGGGTAGTAGCAAAGAATTACGAAGGAAAGCGAGTTAAACCAAAATACCAAAAAGAGTATGGCAAAACGTATAGCAAGTCAGAAGCTAAAGAGGTAGGTAACAAGGTTGCTGGAAAAGTAAAAGCAAATCAAAAAATGGCTACTGGAGGAAAAACTAACAGAGGTGGCATTATGGTATTGGCTAAAAAAATCCGTAAAGATGGGGAAAGCTGGAAAGATGCTTTAAAAAGAGCTGGACAACAACAGAAATAATTTAAAACTAGGCACTTATTTAATATTAGTAATAATAATTTTTTATATTTGTGCATTAAATCAAACTTAATATTATAAACACTATGGGAAAAATTGAAATTTTATTAGAAAAATTAGACAACAGAATTACATCATCTTTGGCTAAAAGATTAGATACGTTAGACGATTTAAGCGAAAAACTTGAAGCTTCTGGCGAAGATTATGAAAAAAATCCAACAGATGAGAACAGAGATAGTTACAATGAAGTAATTGATTATGTTGAAAAAATGGAAAATGGTATTATTCGAGATTTAGAAGCGTTATTAGAAAAAAGAAAAGCGGAGGAATTAGCTAAACAAACACCAGCTACACCACCAGAACCAGCTACACCACCAAAACCAAATATAACACCAGAAAATAAATCAGAAACTACATCAAGTAGTGAGGAGAAAAAAGAAGGTTCTGGAATATTGACTTTGGTTATTGGAAGTGTTTTACTATTTGCAAGTTTAGGAGCGATTAATTATTTCCGAAAACAATAGTAAATTAATTAAAAATTAAAAAAATGAAAAAAGGTCAAGTTATTGGATTAGTAATTACTGGATTAGCAGTAGTGGGTGGAGTAGCAGTTTACAATTGGGTAAGAAAACCAAAAACAAATCAAGAAGGTTTTTATAATATGTATGGCTACTAAAAATGGCTTATAAAATTTTACCATATAGCTTTAGAAAGGCAAAGGATTTGGGGGTAGTTATTAAACCATCCTCAAATATCCTTAAAAAAATTGATGTCTTTAAAAATGGTAAAAAAGTTGCTTCAATAGGTGCAAGAGGTATGAATGATTACCCTACTTATTTAGCAAAAGAAAAAAAAGGTAACTATGAAAAGGGTTACGCTAATAAAAGAAGGAAATTGTATAAAGAGCGACACGAAAAGGACAGACACGTTGTTGGTAGTGCTGGTTATTATGCGGATAAAATTTTATGGTAAATGGCAAATAAGAAGAAAATAATATTAATATCAATTGCTATTGCATTAGGGATAGGTGGCTTTGCTATTACTCAATGGTGGATAAAAAAAGTAACCAAAATTAGAGGTGGTATAGTTATTAAGCAAGAGTTTAAAGAACCTACTAATACAGAACCTTTAACTGAATAATTATGTATAGTAAAGTTATTATAAAATATCCAGATGTAAATAGAGCTTATGCCGAAAGTAAGAGTGTAAACTACTCTCAACAGAATGTAATTACTGCCAATACTAATTTATTAAAATCTATTTATTCTACTAACAAAAACGTAATAAATAAATGGGGAGAAATATTTGATATTGATAACTCTATTATAGCAAGTTTTATTGTTACAGAAAGTGGAGGTAAAGATGCTTCTCCTAATAGATATGGAGCGACTGGAATAATGCAAATGACTGCACCAGCGGTGTGGGAAACTTTAGCTAAATGGAAAACTATTGTAGGTTCAGATTTACCTAGTGAAGCTAAAGCATATTTTGATAAAGTATTGCCAGAAAGTAAAAGTTTTAATCCTAATGTACTACCTAGTACTACATTAAAAAATAAAATAACAAATTTATTACAAAAAGATAGAACGTTTTCTATTGCTTGTGGGGTTGCTAATTTAAGATGGCTTTTAGAAGCATATTCTAATAATTTAACATCGCCAATAAATAAAGTTATGGTTTCTTATAATGCTGGATATTACGGAATGAGAAATAAAATAAAAGGCAGTCCAACTACTGAATCTATGGTGGTTAATAAATCGATACCAATAGAGAGTAGAAGTTACTTATTAAAAATGCTAGGTAAAAATGGATTTATTCAATTGTATTTTGAAAATAAATTAGACCAATTGTAATATGAATTTACTATACGAAAATAAAGTACCAGCATCTTATAGAGTTGCATTTGTAGATAAGGTAAAAAAAATATCTGCTAATTTAGGCATTAACCCTAATTGGTTAATGGCTATTATGTATTTTGAAAGTGCAAAAACATTTTCTCCAAGCATTACTAATAGTATTGGGGCAACTGGATTAATTCAATTTCTACCAAGCACTGCTACATCTTTAGGTACTTCAACGAGTGAATTAAGGAAAATGACCGCAGTAAAACAATTAGATTATGTTGAAAAATATCTTGCAAAATACAAGGGAAAATATAAAAATTATATTGATGTTTATTTTGCAGTATTCTTTCCTTTAGCAATAGGTAAACCAGATGATTGGGTAATACAAGCCAAAGGAGTAAGTGCATCGGCAGTTTATAATTCAAATCCAGCTTTTAGAGTTCTTAAAGATGGTAAAATAAGGGTTTGGGAAGTAAAAAAAGTTATGTTAGAAAAATTACCTAGCGAATGGATAAATAATGGTAGTTTTGGTTTAGCAGTTAAGGCATACAAAAATTACATTGGAATTGGAATTTTATTAATCGTTGCTGGAGCAACATTATATTATAAATATGGTAGAACTAAATAGTACCGAAAAACAAGAAGTAAAAAAAGAAGTAAATTCTCAATTACACAAACATTTATCTTTGATTTTTGTTGGAGTAGGCATTGTGTCTTTTTCTTTTGGTATAGTAGTAAATTATTTAACGATTAAAAGATTAAATGGTAAAGCATAATGAAAATAAGCGGTAAAATATTAGATGTAACAAACGAACCGTTATATTTGACTAACATAACAATTATAACTGGGGGTCAATCTAATAAATTTGGTACAGTAGCAAATGAAGATGGGGAGTTTAATTTGGATAACGATATTATAAATGAAGATTCACAATTTAAAATTAGCTATCAAGGTTTCAAACCTCAATTTTTTAAAGCAAGTGAATTACAAAATAAAACAATAAAACTAGAGGAAGATATAATAGGACTTAAAGAAGTAATTATACGACCAAAAGATAAGCCAAAAAATATAATTACAAAAAACCAAGACAACAACATAAAACAACATTTACAAAAGCACAAAATTGCTTATGCTGGATTAGGGGGGATAGTAGCCATAGCACTAATAGGATTATCAATTAAAAAATTAAAATAATTATGGA